ATATAATCTAGAGCTTCTATATAATCTTTTTCTTCAAATTCTTTGATAGTTTCCATATCCATTCTCCATTCATAAAATTCTCCAGGTTTATGAGGGTTAGGATATTTTTCTTTATCTTCTTCTGTAACAGGAACTGCTAACACAGCTGCCCATTTCCATTCTTCAGAACTCTTCCCATTAGCAAATACCATACCTTTAGTAGGCATATTTACAGTTGATGGCATCCAAATTTTACCATCATCAGCTTCACCCATTAATTCTTTATAAAGATTAGGTAATAATTCCATTTGTTCATCAAAAAATCTAGTATCTTTTTTAAGTAAAGAATTAGTTATAAAACCACAACCATAACATTGATAGTTTTTTATTTCATCATTTACTTCTTGAACATAACAGGCATCAGAGCCGCATCTATCACATATAATTAAATTATCCATATTTATTGTATTGTTGGTAATTTTACTCCATCTAATTTTGGAACATTTAATGGAACTTGAGTAGGAACATCTACATTATCATCTAGAATTTCTATTAATTTATCTTTCATAGCATCATAACTAAAATTCTTTTTTAGTCTACTGCTTAATGTTTTACTCTTTTTAACCCATTGTTTATAATTCTTTTTTACATCTATTAAAAAATGACCTAAGTGACCATGATCAACATCAAACCATTGAGATCCTTCAATTAATAAATCTTTCTGTTGAGCTGAAGGGTGAATATTATTTAATTTACCTCCCATTATAGGAGTTAATTTAGGATTTAAAAAATCTGTATGTCCACTCCATCCTGTTGCTATTGTTGGTTTTCCAGTTAAGGCAAATTCTAATAATGGTCTACCAAATCCTTCTCCTTTAGTAGCTGAAACCATTGATTTGATTTTAGGATGATTATATAATTCATTCACTTCTATATCTGAAAGATCACCATGTAGTAGATATACTTTAGGTAATTTATCTCCAGGAACAGATTTTCTAATAGAATAAATTCTTTTTAATACTTCTCTTCTATCCATTTTAGATCCTTTCCCACAACTTGCTTTTAACAATAAAGCAGGGGCATTAGATTTATTTTTAAATACTTCATAAAAAGCTTTTACTAATAAACCTACATTTTTCCTATCTTGACCCATTTCACCTTGTAACCAATGTCCTACAAATAAGTAAACAAATTTTTCAGGAATATCGTTAATGTAATTATATAAATCTTTATTTGTAAATTCTTTAACACCTGTATAAACATCTAAATTAGCTCCTTCAAACAATACTTCTACTGGGGTTGTTAGTTTTAGTTCTTGTTCTTGTTTAGTTTGTGGGTGTTGAACTTTATATTTTGTTTGTTCAAACACGTGTTTAGAATGTTTAGATGATGTTAAAACTAAATCCATTCTATTACAACCTTCAATCCATTGAGGGGCACAAGCTGTAGTTTCAATACCAGCTGTAAGGCCAATGTTGTATTTTCCTACTTTTTGAAATTCATTAGGAACTGTTACTTGACACCAAATATCAGGTTGTTGAGTTAAACCATCAACAATATATTTTTGCATAAATTCCCATTCAGGATGATCTGCTAAAAACCCTTTTCTAGTATTACCCCATCTTTGAGATAATATTTTAATTTCATATTTATTTGATTCAATTAATGCCTTAACAAAATCTCTTGCTCTAGCTCCATAACCAGAGTAAGTATCTACGGGTGCACTTATAACAAAGTAATTTTTCATTTAATATTCTAATTTATGGTTTAAAACTCTAGGTTTAAAATCTGTATCTGATGAAAATGTGAATTTTTTTCTAGGTTTCCAAGTTGAAAATAATTCTTCAACACCTTCAATAAATCTTTCTCCCATTTTAGCTGCTGTAAATCCTGCTTCATCTCCTGTAGCCCATTCTCTACCAGCATTTCCTCTTTCTTGTCTTTCTTCTTTAGACATATTATACAATTCAATAATTCTATCTCTTGCATCTCTAAAATCACATCTACTATCCCAGATATAAGGTGTAACTGGTGAACCAACTAATCCCATTGCTTGGGGATAAACTGGTAAAGCCCATTTTCCATGTTCTTTATAGGTACCAAATTGATTTGAAGGTATTTCTTTAGAATTAGTATACCAATTTCCTTCATTATCTACAAATCTCATTTGATCTTGCATACCTCCTGTTACATTAGCAATAAATGGAGTACCTGTAAGCATTGATTCTGTTAAAGCTAATCCCCATCCTTCAGCAGCTGAAATTAAAATAACCCCATCAGCCATATTATAAAGATAGTTCATATGTTGGTGAGGTAATTTTTGATTAGAAATTACTACAGTATCATCATCATCACCTAACAAATATTCAATTACAGCTGGTAGATCTGTACCATGATCACTAACAGGATCTGTATGTAAAACAAATAATACTTTTTCTTTTTCTTCAGGTGATAATGTATCAACAAACATTTTCCATGCTGCTAAAGAATCAGGAATTGATTTTCTTCTAATATTTCTAGAATTAAAAAATAAAATAAAATCTTTTTCAACACCTTTAGTAATATGTTTTTTAAACTCTTTAAAATCATTAGTTTCTTCCTTTAATGGAAAGAATTTATTTGTATCTAAACCATGAGGTACATACTTTAAGATTTTATCTTTAGCATTTTCCCCTAAAACAATTTCATTAATAGCTTTTGTTTGTTTAGATATACCAAATAAGGCATCACAAGAATCATAAAATTCTTCATTATATTGAGGAGCTGGGAGATCATCCCAAATATTTAAATAGACAATTGGTATTTTTGTACGGATTTCTTCTTCCATATTAAATAACCACATAAAATATCTTGGGTCTGTAATTAAGAAAATAGCATCTGGATTTTCTAATTTAATAACTTCTCTTAAAATATCTTCATTTCCATAACCATCAACAGGATATAATTTTACATATGAATCTTCAACCCCAGTTTCTTTAGCTATATCAGAAGATACATCATGAACTTGACCTTTGTCTGGATGTTTTACAGAACCTGCTATTTGACACCAATTATATCGGTGAGTAGAATTATGAATAATTTCCCTTCCTACTTGTGCAACTCCTGAATGAACTCTAATATCATCAGTTAGTAATAGAATTTTTTTTCTATCACTTTGTTTAATGTAACCTTCTTTCATTTAATTATTATTCTTTAATTTCTAAATTTGTTTGATTGTTAATTTGTTTTCTAAAATTTTCATCTGTAAGATACAAATAAATTGATCGATCAGCAAGCTTTTGGAAAGAAAACTTACGTTTTACACATTCAATTTTAAAATTTTCAAACAAATCACTTTTTACTTTTACACTCGTAAGTGTCATATCTTTTGTATTTGCCATAATGTTATTTATTTAATTATATTTGTCTATACGTATGTACGGATTCTAAAATGTTGCAGGACATAAATGAGTTTTGTAAAAAGCACACCAATTACAATTATTGTTAGGATTATCAGGGGTTGGTTGATGTTCAACCTCAGCAAATCCTTTTTGTGTAAATGCTTTTGTTATAAATTCATCTAAAGCCCTAGTTGCTTTATTCATTTTTACTTTCCCAGAAGCCGGTGTAAATTCTTGAATTCTAGGAATAATGTAATCTTCACTTTCGTATAATTTTCTTTTTACAATAAAAAATTCTATATCAATTTTATCTAAAGGAATATTAAATTGTTCAGAAAAAAACTTTTTATATAAAATTAATTGAAATTGTTTATCTTCATCCTTTTTAGCTTTAGCACTCCATCCTTTTGTAGATGTTTTTATATCAATAATAGTAAACCTATCTGAATTTTCATGATATAGTACAACATCTAAGAATCCTTGGTATAATACGTTATTATAACGTTTATTAGGTGCTATAATTATGGGTACCTCACAACCTGCTAAATAAGTACCTCTTCTTGAAAAATATCTACCTCTTTTTTTCTTTAAATATTCAATAATAGTAACTCCATCTTCAAAAAATTCTCTTAATTCTTCTGGGGTACTAAAATGACTACCACTTTTTTTATATTGTTTAGCATATTCATTTCTTAAACATTCTTCAAACATACCAACAATATCTTCCCTATCAGCAGCTGCTCCACTTGTATCATACATTACAGTTAAATAATGTTGAATAGCTTCATGTAAAGCAGTACCAAATATAGTATGAATTGTAGGTGTATATTGTTTATGACCTTCTTTATATTGCAATGACCATTTTTTAGGACATTGTCTAAACATAGAAAGTTGAGAATACGAAACGTTTTTCTGATACCCATGATTAATAGGTTCAGGTTCATAATTACGTATTAGCTTAACAATTGATGGTATTTTTCTAGCCAAAACTTATTTCTTCCATTTGTCACGTCCTACTAACATACCAATTATTCCATAATTAGCAATATCAATGAACGTGTCTTCCATTCCTTCCCCTTTAACAAAATTTTTACCATTAATTAAAAGGTTTTTTAAACGGCTTATTTTATCTGTAAGTCTAATAGCTAATCCTGTTAGTGAGAATTTTTTATCTTCTGAGTTTGTTAGGTCACCTCCTAAAGCAATATTATTTAAACCATAATCCATATGTTTACGAGCAAACATTTCATACATTTCTTTTTGTATTTGTTTAAACTCTTGAGATAAAATAGGATATTCTGATTCGAATGTTTTAATAACTTTACTTTCTTTTTTTGGTTTTTGTAACTTCTCCATTTCTTGGTCGTAATATGCTTTAATTGAGTCTCCCATTAAATTACTTTTTTATTGTTAAAATATAATTTTAAAGTATTAATTCTATCATCTGCATCTACTAGCATAATAAGAGCTTCTTCAGCATTTTTATAGAAATCTTCTGTTGAATGGTCTCCAATACCTGTTGCTTTATTACCTAATAGATCCAGTGATAACAATGCTTTTGCTTTATCTGCCTCTGCTGATGTCATAAGCATAGTATAAAGTTCTGTTGTCATGTTTTAAATAATTTAGTTATTTCCTTTTTTTCTTTTCCTATGGAAGTAAGAATATTTTTTACTTCATCCTTACCCATTATATCAATATAATGATCTGATTCGGATAATCCACATTCAAAGTAATTAGCTATTATTTCAACTAATTCTTTATTTTTAACTTTTTTAGAAGATTTAATATACTTATTCCATACTTTCTTTTTAGGAATTATATTACAATAAAAATTATAAATTCCTATTTTATCTGTAGGATGCATTCTTTGGGCTATATTAGCTACTTCAATATTATTTTGACCCATAGACATAAATCTATGAACCATATAAGAATTCCAGCTATCCCAATCTTCATCTGAAAATTGAGATGCTGGGGATTTCTTAACAGTTATTTCATCTAACCAATCCCAAAGTTTCATTAGGCAATAGTATATTCTTTATACTCTTCTCTTAAATC